ACAGAAAAACTAAGAAATGTATTCATTGTGGCAAGGAAATGATGGTATCGCATATAGTACGATACCATAATGATAAGTGTAAATTTAAAGTTGATGTAAAATGACACAAAAAAATATTTACAGGGGATATGCGTCATTCGAATTTCAACAAAATAAGTCTCTATCACTTCGCGATATTTCTTTAGTGAAGATGGATTTATTAAATCACATCTTTACCATAAAAGGAACAAGGGTAATGATGCCGAATTTTGGGAGTATTATTCCAATTCTCGCATTTGAGCCGTTGGATGAAATCCTTGTTGATGATGTATATGCTGAACTACTTACTATATTTGATTACGACCCAAGGGTAGAACTTATTAGTTTATCTGTAATACCAAATTTTGACACAAATTCTGTATACGCAACTGCCATGTTGCGATACGTTGAATTAAACACAGTGGATGATTTCAACTTAAACATCCAGTTCGAGGGATAAAATGGCTAACGAAATTTCAAGAGCAGAAGCGTGGACACGCGCCCATGAAGTATTTACGCGAGTAAACTTTAACGCGTTTGACTTTAATACCATCAAGGAAAGCTTGATGGATTACATGAAGTTATATTTTCCAGAGGACTTCAATGACTACATTGAGTCCAGTGAATTTATTGCAATACTTGAACTGTTTGCGTATGTTGGTGAAATTCTTGCATATCGTTTAGATTTAAATGCCCACGAAAACTTTATTACCACTGCACAACGAAAGGAATCTATTCTTCGTTTAGCAAAATTATTATCATATAAAGCATCAAGAAACATCGCCGCGCGCGGTCTTGTGAAGATAAACGCAATACAAACAACCGAACAAGTTATTGATGCACAGGGTAATAATCTCGCAAATACTAATATCACATGGAATGATTTAAACAACCAAAACTGGAAAGAGCAGTTTCTTATTGTAATGAATAGGGTATTGGAACAATCATTTGGTACGGTTGCACCAAACGAGCGCGTTCAGATAGAAGACGTATTGTTTGAGTTATATACATGGAACAATCAATCATTGAAGGGTACTGGTGTTACGACTTTTGATTATTCAGTAACTTCATCTGGTACTACATTTCCACTTGAACTCGTCCCAGTATCACTTACTGCTACTTCTCCTACAGAAAAGAGGCCGGAAAGAAACGGCAAATTTTCATTATTGTACGGCAGTGATGGTCTTGGCGACGCATCAGACACTACAGGTTTTTTCCTATATACTAAACAGGGAACATTGCAACTTCAAGAAAAGTCGTTTGATGGTGTAACCCCTAACCAAACGTATAATATTACTATCGATAATATTAATGAAACGGATATTTGGTTAAATAACGTAGATGTAAACACCCGCGCTATCCTTGAGGTGAATCCGTTTTCAACTATACTACCGCATCTTGATAACAACGATGGCAGATATGGTGAATGGGCAGAAGTATCACAGTCTAATTCACAGAATATATTATTTAACACTAACCAAAACCGACAAAAATATGAAACGGAAACCCTTGATAATGATCAAGTTAAACTGATATTTGGTGACGGTGAATTTTCTGATATACCTGATGGTAACTTCGATATTTGGTATAGAACATCCGCCAATAGCAGCAGTATTATCCAAAAATCGGATGCCATTGATTTAACTGCTTCGTTCGTTTACTTAGATATAACGAATACTGTCCAGACGTTCACGTTCACTTTTTCATTGATTAATTCATTACAGAACGCCTCTGAATCTGAAAGTATTGATCATGTTAGACGCGTTGCACCATCTGTTTATTACACACAGGACAGGATGGTGAATGGTAGGGATTATAATTCCTTTATGCTACAAGACCCATCTATATTAAAATTGAAATCAATCAATAGGACTTTCTCTGGAGATTCTAAATATATTGCTTGGCATGATCCTAAAGAATATTACGAGGATGTGAAGATTTTCGGCGAAGATATGGCGTTGTATTGGGTGGAACGACCAGTTGAAACAGGCGGTTTGTCTACTACAAATAAAGCACTTACGTCAGCTGAAGTAATCACAAACTTAGTTGAACCATTATTATGTAGTAGGGATTTCTATAACATAATGATAGATTTATTCGGTGTTTCAGCAAACGTCATAGGTGATCTTGCTTGTGTGTTTTCAACAACAGAATCCACGAATATTAATACTGCGCTGGATCAAGTGGGTACCGTACCACAAATAAATTTATATTATTCACCAAATGCCGCGAAAACTGATGAGGCATGGACGGTTGATGAAAATACAATTTACACGGATTCTATTCTCTTAATACGAATTGAAGCCAATTTCTCCGCAAGTACACTTGTAGGATGGGATATTCGCTGGCGCACAAAGCGCATGACTGCACAAAGTCAGACTACTAAGTTTAGAAATACCAACACAACCACAAGTATAATAAATTTTGATACATTGAGTTCCAACGATGATAATATCCTCATCCTTAAAGCAAATACAACAGGTAGTTTAACTGGTATATTGTCTAGGAATGGAAAATATAACGTGGTGGCACAAGAGTTAATAGAACAGAATTTATCAGAAGCAGGACTTCCCGATGACAATAGGCTTTCGGTCTTACCAACCGATGCTGATGGTGATGGTATTCCTGATTATTCAGACCAAGTACAATTAGTAAACGCCACATTTACCGTTGCGGGTAGTTTGGGTTCAGAGGTCGATTTCAGCAACGCAACAAACGAATATGCTGCGTATTTCATGCAAGGTACGGAAATTGAAAGCATAGTATCCGTTACGGTTAATAACAGTACTACTCAAGCACCATGGTCTGTTGGTACTATAACCGATGCTACATACTCTAGCATAAGAAAATCAATAATAGTACCATCGTTGGGTGTATTGGATACGGTTGAAATAATCACTAAGCAGTTCGTATATTTTAACAGATCAACAATTACCGAATCATGGGTACCTGTGAGTGACGTTGATAGCAACGGTGCCCCCAATGGCGTGCGGGATGCATGGGCTTCAGATACCGCGAATTTATATAAACGCGAATATGGTAGGTATCCATTAAATTTTGCGTGGTTTTACACAACACCTAGATTCCATTTAGTAGACCCAGCCGCATCAAATATAATAGATACCTTTATTGTTACCGCTGGGTATTACGAAGGGATTACTAGGTGGTTAGAAAACAAATCAGATATAAAACCCGATGAACCAACTCCATTGGATTTGCGCACTGCATACGATGGAATGCTACAAAGTAGTATGATTTCTGACACGGTGATCCTACAACCAGGTAAATTTAAACTTTTATTTGGGTCAAGGGCATTGGAAGAATTACGCGCCTCGTTTAAAGTAGTTAGACCCACTATTAGTAACTTAACCGATAATGAAGTAAAAGTAAGAATAGTTAACGCAATAAAGATATTTTTCACCATAGAAAACTGGGACTTTGGTAGCACGTTCTTTTTCACAGAAATGGCTGCTGCTATACACGGTGAACTGGGTGCCGAGATAAAATCGATAGTTTTGGTGCCAACCTATACTACAGAACAGTTTGGTGACTTGTTTCAAGTAACATCAAGGGAAGATGAGATATTCATCGCCGATATATCTACCGATGATATTGAGGTTGTCCAATCATTTACCATTGAAAACCTTCGCCAATAAGGGATTTTTCAACAGATGTCCCGCCCATAAATACTTGGAACTATTGGAGAATAAAATACCGTGGCGAACGAGAACAATAAGTCAGATTATACCAAAAATTTTATGGATCTGCTGAAGTACCTACCAGAACCATATCAATCCGACACAAATATTAGTTTATTTAACAACCTTTTCAACCGTTTTTTAACGAAACAGGAAATAAAAAAGGTTGCGGGTTATATTGGTCCGGGTAATAAAAACGCCATAGTATCCCGTCAAATCCAAGAAAAAGACGTACACCGCCAGGCATATCAACTCCAACCTGTGCTATATGATAAAATTGGTACGATTGAACATATGGCCTCATGGGAAGATATCCAAAATGAATTAACACGTTTGGGCATTAATGTTGAGGATTTTGCAAAATGGGGCGCAGCGCAAACATTTAATTGGGTACCTCCGATTGATATAAACAAGATAATAAATTATGGTGATTATTACTGGAGCGATGATAGTAATCCACC